AGAGGGAGAAACGGAGTCGCAAGGCTCCGAGTCGGAACAATCTGCGTCAGAATCACCCATATCGTCGCGCACCCCATCACCCTCCGCCTCAGAATCAGAGAGATCAGCCTCCGAATCGGAGCGATCTGGATCAGAGTCAGAATATTCGGGCAGTGAATAACCATATAAGGAATTTATAAGTAAATAATACTGGGGAAGGCATAGCCCCATAATAAAATTTCTTTTGTGTAAATAAATTTTTACGGTTCCAATTTTCAACGGAACCATAAAAATTATTTTCTCCTCTGTATTTATATACCCAACCATGAGTAAAGATATTAAAGATCAGAAAGACAAAAAGACACCACAACAAGAACGTTTGGAAACTATTATACGCATGCGGAAAGATCCGACATGGCAGACTAATTATATACAGAAACCGACACAAGCGATGTTAGACACCGCGCGAGTATTTACAAACCCTATTCAACAAACAGTATTGCACGACCCAAATCATAAGACTCGACAAAATTTTTGTCAACCATTATCAGTTATGACTTTAACGCCCGCTAAACATGTTCAACAAACTTTCGGGCGCGAGCAATTATTAGAATTAATGAATAAAAAGCGTCAGGAAAAGAAAGATTATATTGCTTCAGGTAAAACGTCTTTAAAGCGCCTACACTCTCCTAATGTTCCGCCGGTTTCTCGAAATCTTAAACAGGTTCGACATGATCACCTAAAAAAAAAGATTCAACTAAAAGAAAGTAATATTCTGCCAATCAAAAAGAAGGAGCCGAAGACTCTGGCGCCTTCGTCAGCTGTAAAAGAGGAACCTAAAAAAGAGGATCCAAAAAACGAGAAAGATCTGAAAGATCATAAGGGTAAAGAAAAGGAAAAAGAAAAGGAAAAAGAAAAGGAAAAAGAGTTAAATACTGATGACGACAAAGATTATGAAAAAGTAAAAACTCCTAAGAAAAAAGTACCTGAAGCTAAATCATATTTATCATCTGCTTTAAGTGCATTATCATCCGCTCTTTCCAGTGCTAAACCGGTAGTTATCTGCCCACATTGTAAAGATGAAGTATCAATCACGGACGAGCAAATAGCTTGCGGAATTTTCCGACACGGCGCATTTAAGTCGACAAATGAACCGATTGACCCACACACAAATAAGGCAGATTGTAAAAAGCTTCGTGAAAGTGGTTTAGTTTATGGCTGTTGTCTACCATTCCGATACGACGGTAAGTCGCCTGCTGTACCGTGTGACTTTATTTAATTAATTTCTCATTTTAATTACTAATATATCTTCTAACCTAAATATATCAGTAATGTCAGACGACGAAAATAAAAAAGAAGTTAAACGAGGGAGAAAACAGGAATGTTTTACGCCCGAAGACAAGAAAGCACGTAAAAAAATTTATAATAAAACTTATTGGAACAAACAAAAGGATATTAAAAAAATATGTAAATATTGCGGGAATGAATATGGTGTTGTTCAGTATTATTACCATAAAAAAACAGCCATACATAAAAAGAACAAAGAGTTAGCGAAAGCAAAAAAAATGAACATAAAATCGTGGGCTAAAAAATCTAAGAAGAATAAGAAATAATTAATTTCTGTTGATATTTATATATCAACAAATGCCCGCACATCAATCCAGTGAATCGCAACGTTACCTAGAAAAGTTGGAGAAAAAGAAGAAATTAGCGAAGAAACAGGGTAAAGAGAAACATAAAGAATCGCACCGTAGTAATAAACCGAAATCATCACCAACCCCAACGGTTGATTTGAAAGAATTGGATTTGGTCCAACCGATACGAAGCGCCAGCGCCCAACCTCGGGATAGTACGGAAGGTTATGCAGTAAAACACCAAGTTAATAACAAGCGTGGACATAATTTTTTATTCGGAACCGATAAAGGTACAATGTCAACAATGACAAACCCACCTTTATCAGCCCAACATATGAACATGTTATACATGGAACGTTGTAGACTTAATGCCGATTCAAACTCAAAAAAACGTCCAAAAAACACACCATTACAATATATTGAGTTTGCTCCCCGCGAGCAACCTCAACAACAACCGCAACAATCCCAAACAAAAGTATCACAACCGATGACAATTCAGCTTATGCATAACCCAAAGAAAAAACCGGTATCAATCAAGCATATGAAACCTCAACCAAAAACCAATGTTGACTCTGAGAAAAGTGATAGCGACGACGAACAAAAAGGAGACAAGGGGTCGGAGCCAGATGAGCATAAAGTTACTAAACCTTTATCAAAATCAGCCCTAGCGAAGGCAGAAGCTAAATCTAAAAGAGCCGATGATTCAGCCTACGTACAAAAGATTATGAACATGTCCCCAAAAGAGAAATTAGAATGGCAGAAGCAACAAAAGGAACGATTAAAACAAAAATCGGTACCAATTAAAAATAGTTCTGATGAAGATTCTTCACCGGAGAAAAATAGCAGTAGTGATGAAGAAATATCTTTAAAGATGAAAAATAAGCGCTCCTCGTCGAAGAAAGTAATTCAGGTAGGTAGCGATTCTGACTCTGATTTGACAGATAATGAGGTTGCTGAAAAATTAGTTACGTTAAGCGACGACTCGTCTGATGTTTCAAGTATTTCCGGAGCGGAATCCTTAGAAGATACGAGTGATGAAGACAAGAAGAAGAAGAAAAAGAAAAAAGAGAAAAATTCCTCCGTTAACACTAAAAAAGCTAAGAAGAAGGAAAATAAGAAGGACGAGAAAAAAGGAAAGAAAAAAAGTAAGAAATAATCTCATGAGAGTATAAGAAATAATGGGCTTTAATTACGACTCTGACAAATGTTACATCTGTGATGATAACTTTTACGGTAATCCGGCCGATAGATGTCACAAGTGCAACTACGCGGGCGATAATGATAAAGTTTTGTGTCCGGATTGTTACGAAAAAATGTGTAAATTATATGGAAAAATAACAACTGAACACGCCGGAGAAAAAGACGAGTATTGTACCAATTGCACAGATTGCGCGGAGGAGCCAAATACTGCCGAATTGGCACATCGTTTAAAATTAGACAAAAATTTGGTAGAAAAAATTTCAAAAAAAATGCAAGCAAAAATGAAGAAATTAATAAAGTCTGAAAAATATAAAAAAAGGGATAAAAAAATTGATAAATTAAACAAAAAAATTGATGAATTAGAGAAGTTGAGAAAAAACGAAAAAGAGGCATTGAAACAAAGTATGGCAAAAAAATACGCCAAAAAATATAAAATTGACAAAGCAAAAATGACAATCATAAGACAGCATGAATTTTATGAATACGACAGTGATAGTTCGGACTCTTCTGAAAATTCTGACGACTCAGAATAAATAGAATTAAAATATAAGAAATTAATATAATTTTCTCATGGAAGATTATATTAAAACCAAATGGCATCATCGACGCAAGCAGTTCAAGAATTACAGACAGCTATCGCTGTACAAAGCGAAATTATTGAAAAATTATTGGATAAAGTTAATAGACAAGAAGAGTTTCTTAAGTTAACGTGTAAAGACCAATGGAAGATATTCAAACGAATGAAAAAGAAGGAGGCAAAAGATGATATTAGTTCTTCTGACCGAACTTACATAGCTGAAGCTTATGATGATTTAAAAAATTGTTTTCAACTCGAATCAGACGATACTTTGTTTCGTTTAAAAGAAGATTTGAAAGATTTATACATCAGTTATTTAGAAAAAGGAATAATTCCAAAGAATTTGATGGATGATACAATGAAAGAATTTACGCGAGAATGTGCAATGCTTTTAAATGATTATCCTGATTTGCTTAAACAAGAGTTAGAGAAGGAGAAGAAAGCAAAAGAGGACTTAAAAGAGTTCGTTAATTCGGTTCCGTCATTTGCCAACCCGTTAGAAACAATGTCAGAAGAGGCAAAAAAAGAAGCCAAAGTAAAGGAGGCTGTTCAAAAGATTGAAAAAATAAAAAAAGTAAATAATGTTAATGAGAAAAAAGTTAAAGAAGCCATAAATAAGATTGAAGTTGACAACGAGCTACGCGATTCGAAGAACAACGACATTAAAGGTATGCCTACAAAGAAGTCTCAACCGTTGGAATCTTTGCCGGAAGAACCTAAGCCTAAAGAGGATAAACCCAAAAAGAATAAAGAGAAAAAACCAAATAAATAATTTCTAATGGATAATTATACAATCATTATGACATCAACGGATTCTACGTACAATCGTGATCTGGCATTATCCCGCGACGCGCGGATAGTTGCCGAACGTTTTAAACATTATCGATTAGGAGGCTCTATGTCGCGAAGAAAATCACGGGCACGATCTCAATCTCGCTCACGCCGTGGCGGAACTCAATATAGCGGTCTGTCATACGGTTTACCAGAAAAACCACTTTACCGAAGTTATTATAATTATGCCGGCGTAGGAATGCGTCGTAAATCTCGTTCTCGATCTAAGCCATACGAAGCGTCAGCGCCCAACCTCGGGCGCGCTAAATCTCGAACACGCGGAGGAATGACGTGGAAAATGTGTAGACCTAATAGTATGTGTATGACCCACAACCCAAATAAAGGCGGTCGGCGTCGAATGTCTCGCTCTCATTCACGAGTTCGCGGGGGTATTCCTTCAGGTGGCCGGCGACGAAGTATGAGTCGCAGACGTTCTATATCTCGCTCTCATTCACGAGTTCGCGGGGGTGTTCCTTCAGGTGGCCGGCGACGAAGTATGAGTCGCAGACGTTCAATGAGTCGTAAACGATCACACTCGCGAGGCGGACGCCGTCAAGTAACATTCCCGAGGTTGGGCGCTGATGCTTCGTACATTAAACATCGCACCCGACGAGCGCCAGCGAAAGGAGGGGCGAAACGATCTAATCCGTGGCAACGCCATGTAACTTCATATTCTCGAAAACATCGCATGACTTTAGGCGAAGCTATGTCAGATCCGCGATGTCGAGCGGAATATTATCGATGAGGGGGCGTTTACGACCCCGAAGAGAGTAGCCGAGAAGACAAAGTCTTCGACGGAAACCGATAAACATCCGAAAATTTATAAAATATTATTTTTAGACAAAAATAAAAATAATATCTTAGGCTAATTTATACATTATACAGATGGCAAAAAGAAAAACAGTTCGAAGATCTTCCAAACCTAAACGTAAGAAGGGTGGTTTAGTAATTGAATTGCATAACTATGTTACCGATTATTCAAAACTACCAACAATGTCAAAGGTTCGAAAACCAGAGTTGATAAAGACCGTTAATGTGCTAAAATTAATGGAAGAAAAAGAAGCCCGATTATCTAAAGTAGCCGATTTGCGTAATATGATAAAAGAAGTGGCTAAAGCTTCACCGCAAGATAAAGCAGTTGTCTCAAAGGTTATTCATGATATATCAGCTCCGCCAACAAAGCATCGACGAGGTGAATATGCTATTCCTCCACCACCGCAATATTATGACGCAAAGAAGAAGAAACATTATATTGGAGAATTTCGAAACACTTATGACAAACATTTGAGAAGTCCGCTTTATTCTGAAGCAGAAAAGAGAAAACTCCGACAGGCTATTTTTAAGGAACAACAACGAGAGTTACGAGAGGAAAGAACTCAACTAAAACCATTAAGAACGTTGGAGCACATTAAAAAACACGGTAAATATCCGAAACAAAGCGTTTACGACTTTGATGAACCCGAATATATGCGTAAGATGTTTGAAGAAAAGTCGAAGAAAGTTCATGAAAGTGCCCGCGAAAAAATCGCTGAGAATAAGCGTCTTGAAAAAGAAGCTGAACATGATCGACGTAGTAGCAATATTAAAAAATATAATGAGCGTCTCAAGAAAGAGGCGCTTAAAGCTAATGAAGATAAACGATTTGCCCGAATGATTGCGAACCGAGAAGCTGAGATAATTGACCCGGAAGAAGAGTATAAAATAAATAAGCTTCGTGAAATACGGTTTAATATGCGCGAACGAAAAAAACGAGAAGGACAAGAGAGAAAAGAACGTCTTCGAGAACAAGACCTATTAAATGAGTCTCGTCAGGAGCAGTTACGTGAAGCTATCGCACAAGAAGCAGAACGAGAAAGGAAACGTGAAGAACATATAGACCGTAAATATCCTCCTTTACCTCCTTCGTCTCCAACCGGCGACGGGGATAAAAGACGATTAACTAAACGAGAGGATGAAAAACTTACCCAACGGTTAAAAGACTACAATGAGCTTTTACATATTCGAAAATCACGACCTCGCGGTTTCGGTTTATTAGGCTCAAAACGTGGCGGTTTAACGCGATACGGAACGAAAAAAATGCACGACGATCTTGTTCGAAAGGGTTTATTGGGTATGCCTCGAATGATGCCTAAAGGTGGAAAACGATCTAAACGAGGCTCCGCTTTAGAGAATATTCATGGTTGGCAACACGAACAATTTAATGATCGCGCATTAGCCGAGATGATGCTAAAAAAGAAAAACCTGAATAAATACAGGCGTAGCCGTTGGTATGACTAAAGTACCCGAGTTCTTAGCGGGATTAACATAAAAGGAGCTAATGGGTATGAAAGGATATAAGTATTTAAATTTTTTGTCTAAGCGTATATTAGTACATAAAATTCAAATTCTAAAGGATGTTTTCATTAAAAAAGGGTAGAAGAATCGCATTTGTCAAAGGTGGTATATATCACGGCAAGACTGTCCGATTAAATGAAGAAAATACTAAAAAATGTTGCGATAAATGTGGAGAATATTCCACAAGTTCAAAATATTGTTGCAAAGATTCAAAAAAAGGTAAGTGCGGATTATGTTCGAAACAATCCAAGAAGATGAAAAATATTCATAAAAAAGGTCAAAAGCTGTATAACAAAGGCGCTGAACCAAGTATGATTGAATTTATTGTTCAACAAGAAATTTCAAAAGCTCTCAAGGATGACAAAAAAGATATGAAATTCAAAGATGGTAAATTAATACCTCTTGTTAATCCCAAAATGCGAGAATCTTTATATATTTCCGCTCCAGCTGGTGCAGGTAAATCAGTTTATGCGAGTAAATACGCTAAAATATACAAACACATGTTTCCAGAAAATTCGATAATATTATTTTCAGCCAAAAATAAAGATCCGGCATTTGATAAGCTAAAATATAAGGGAGAACATTTTATTACACGTGTTAAGCTGGATGAAACATACTTAGAAGATCCGCTTCAAGCCAAAGATTTAGTTAGCACATTATGCATATTTGATGATGTTGATTTTATTACAGATAAAGACCTAAAAAAAGAGATTATTCAGCTTCGAGAAAAGCTTTTAGGAGAAGGTCGAGCAGATGAAACTTATGTTATTATCACAACCCACATTATGAACAACGGTAATCAAACAAAATTACCTTTAGCCGAAGCATCATCAATAACATTTTTCCCGCAAGGAGGCGATAAATATCACTGTGAAGAAACTTTAAAGCGATATTGCGGATTTAAAAAAAAGATGATCGATCACATAATGAAACTGCCTTCTCGCTGGGTTACTGTGTATAAACGATACCCCAACTACATTTTACACGAGGGAGGTTGTTTTATGGCAAACATAGAACAAGAATTATAAGCAATTAATTTCTAATATAACTGTAAGAAATGAATATCGACCAGATACTTCAGATAAAATGCTACTTAAGGAAAAGTTTCAAAAATAAGCGCGTTATTAACATAATTATGAAATATTTTATGACGGAAGAAGAGGAAGAAATATTAAGAATGGCTAAAGAGGTGAAGACAATAAACAGAATGATAAATAGTTGTAATTATTGGGAAAATTTAAAATCTTGTCATAAACTATAAGAAATCAATTATGGGAAATTTATGTAGTTCGAACAAAGGCGCTAAGGTACATCCGGTACTTAAGCGTTATTATAATGTGCCAACGCAACTTGAGGTTTATAACGAGGCTCGTAGACGGGTACGATTACAGCGAGATGCTTTAATTCATGCCGGTCTTGTTTAGTTTTATTTAATTTCTTATCTTTAATTATAAGAAATTAATATAATGTCAGCAAATCATGTACACGATTTAAAAGATGTCGGATCTGAAGCCATAATTATCGAAAGATTTCCAAATGAGAAATTATATATTGCCGAAATGAGAAAATTAAAGATGCGGGCGTCACAAGGCGATAGTAAAAATAATGAGTTAGATAATTTTAATGGGATACTTCTGGAGGAAATTAATCAACTAAGTGGAGATTTATCAAACTTAGCATTAGAACACGGAGTATTAAAACAAATTGTTAAACCGCTTGAAAATCGTATCAAAGAGTTAAATAAACGGTTGGAAGAATCAGAAAATGTTTTAATTGTAACAAGGGCGATTGTTGAAGAACTTGATCGACAAAGAATAAAGAACGCTAATGTTGTTATTTGTAACGTTATTACTACGATTTTTTATAAAGACGTTTCCAGTATTATTTTAAAATATCTCGGCATACAGTATAAACAGCATGTCAATAAAGGAGCAGTTAAAAAAGCTGGAACATAAGGCGCTATCTGGCGATGATATTTTAAAAGCTATTGGCAGTAAAGCTAAATTAATGACATATCCAGAAATAGCTGATTGTCGGTCTATTAAAGACGTGTTAGGTAAATATGACGCATGTGTAATACTTTTTGAAACAAAAGAAAATTTTGGACATTGGACATGTGTTTATCAGAATGATTCGAATGTAATTGACTTCTTTGATAGTTACGGCTTAAAACCAGACAACGAATTAAAATTTATTCCTGCACAGTTTCGAACAAAATCAAACCAAGCTTTCACGCATTTAACTGATTTGTTGTATAAATCTGGTTGTGATGTTGAATATAATCATACCCGACTACAGGCCAGCTTAACTGGTGTTAATACTTGTGGGCGCTGGGTTGTAGCAAGATTATTATTAAGAGATATGCCCTTAGCTAATTTTGTCAAGTTCTTTAAGTCGAAATTATTAGGCTTAAGTCCCGATCAGCTTGTAACATATCTAACCGCAAAGATATAAGAAAAATAAATAATCTTAAAATATTAATATCTTCCCCAATGATATTAACATATTGAGATGAGCGCAAAGAGTACACGAACTTATGATCGCTACAGCGAAAAAAACTCAAATACTAAACGTCTAACCCAATTAATGAAGGCTAATGCTGATTCAAAAGAAGCTTCCCGACAAGCAGGCTTACAGTACACAATGTCAAGTATCCCTTACGGATATGAACCCAATTCACCCAAAGGAAACGACGATGAAAAAGATATGAAACGCGGAGAAATTCCAGTTATTCCTTTAGTTGGGCAGGGTAAATTATTAGGCTCCAAAAAAGGTTTAACGGATCCGCGTTTTAACGAAATGAAAAAAATGTTTGTCCGGGGAGGAGCAACCGGAAAAGGCTGGGTGGATAAAGATTCAGGTTCTGGCCACGTTTATTATAACATCGTTATCACAAACACAACCACTTTAACCGGTGCACGGGCTTCTTATACTGATAATCGTTCGGCGGCGGTAGTTACGAAACCTTCTAAATACAAGCTGAGTATTGTGCGATTTTCTTTACCAACCGGTTATTTACCCATATTTATTTATCCTAACAACTTAGGTATTATCGCTAACTGGCCTCCGAATGTTGGCCCACCCCCTAATCCTGCCCCGAATAATTTAGTTTATAGCGTGACTTTATCATTTGGAGGTAGTGATTATCAAACATTCTTACAATTTGTTCCAAGTAACTTGACCAACGGAGCAACGGCTATGCAGTACGAAAGTTGGTATGAAGTTCATTCTTATCAGCAATTTATGCAGATGATTAATACAGCTCTTCTAACCTCTTACAACGCAATGAAAACAGCTAATCCAACCGCTCCTAATCAAGCCCCGTATTTGGTTTATAATACCGATACTTTGAAATTTAGTTTTATTGTTCCACCTTCATACATTGGCACAACTTCAATTTATTTTAATGTTCAGCTAAACAACTACTTTAACAGCTTTGAACAGATTCTTGAACCGGTTCCAGCGACAAACGGTAAAGATATTTTAATTCAAGTCGTAAACAACAAAAATAACATGTACACATCTCAGCCGATAAATATTGTTATTGGTGCGACAGCAACTTCAACGGCTATTACTTCTTCGGCATTATTTACGCGGGCTATGGATGGGGCAACTATTACAGGCGCAGGCATTCCGGTAAATACACTCGCTACATTTGTAACAACCAGTTCAATGACTTTATCGCAGGCTTTTACTGGAACAACCGGTAATTTAAATGCCATATTTGTCGGAAACTATTTATCGATGGAACAAGAATGGAGCACTTTAGTTAATTGGAACGATTTAAAATCAATTGTATTAACATCAAGCACTTTACCCATTCGTACGGAATATTTACCGTCTGGAGCTGTTACAAATGGTTTGCCTGCTGGTGGTAATAGTACACAAACAGCTTCGAATAACTTCATTGGTTCGGTGTCGGATTTTGTTCCCGACGTTGTAACTGGCGCGGATTTATTTACCAACGTTACTTATACTCCAACGGCGCAATATCGTTATGTGGATTTGATTGGAGACGATCCCATTTTAAATACACAGATGTCATTTTTCTGGTCTGATTCACTGGGTAATTTACGCCCGATATTTTTACCTCTAAACACCTCGGCGACGATTAAAATACTGTTTGAAAAAAAGTCGGATGAAGCAGAAAAAATATCTAATTAATAACAATGATTAATAGGACTGTAATAATTTAAATTTTTAAATTTAAATTTTCTCAGGTACTTAATATAAACAAATTATCATGTCGTTAAACGCTCCTGCTTTAGGATTAGTAAAATTCGTCGACCCGCGCATAAAAGTTGATAATAAGCGTGTTTATGCTGTGGAACAATGCCCTAAGTTTGTTAACTATCAGCAATATCAGCCCAACACAACTACTTTTAGTACTGGGCAACAGGTTACCGTGTCAGTAACTACGCCGTCGCCTGACGTTATATTAAATGGAAAAGTTTGGATGCAGGCACAATTTTCGTGGGAAATAAATACCGATTCTACCGGTGATTTAGGCTTGGCTGTTGTTCCGGGTCAGTACTTTGCGCCACGAAATAAACCATTAATGAAAGTTTTATCAAATGTTCAGGTTCAAATGAATGCTACCACGGTTTCAACCAACCCGAATCAATATTTTGACGCTGTCCAGCGTTATCACAATGATTTAGAAATTCGGGATAAAGTTGATTCTACGTCACCAGCCCAGTTAGATCAGTTCCAGATCTACGCTGATTGGGAAATTTATGGATCAAATCGTAATCCTTTGGCGTTCTATGGTGAAAACGCGAATGAGGACACGCGTGGCGGTTTTTCACAATTAACCGTTTTAACTAATACGGCAGCCCAAGCAACCGGTACTTTAACCGTTTGCGAGCTGGTTCCAGTGTCCCCGTTAAAATTTCAAGAATATAAGAATCACTCGGGTTTTATCGGCCTGCAAAATTTATTATTTACTTTTTCGTTCGGTAACTTGAATCGCATATTTAGTATATCTGACTCATACAAAATTCCGTCACCGGTTTCGAATATTACAACGATGAGTGTTAGTGGTACAAATTTCCAGTTATTCACTCAGTTCTTAACCCCTCCGCAGACGATGACCTTACCGCGATCAATTAGTTATGATTATGCGCAAGTTATCGCATACCCGACTTCTTCGAGTTCATTAACTTCATTAGCTGCGGGGGCTAATGCCACTGTATCAGTACAAAATATTCAATTTGATTCAATCCCTCGAAGGGTTTATTTAATGTGTCGCGATACTGATTCAGCCGTTGACTTAACGCCAATTTCTGCAACATCGTGGACAAATACTTTCGCACGAATCCAGAGCGTCAATATTACTTTTAATAACGTAAATGGTATACTTGCCGGAGCAATGCCTCAGGATTTATATCAAATCGCAGTTAAAAACGGTTGTAATCTTTCTTGGGATCAGTGGAATCTTTATGTTGGTTCTCCGTTGATGTTAAACTTTGGTGAAGACATATCGCTTAGTGATGAGACTTTAGCCCCGGGTGTCACTGGTACTTTCCAATTTACTGCAAATGTAGTGGTACAGAACGTTTCATCTGTCGCGCGTAACTTAACATTCTACGTTGTTGCCGTTTTTGAAGGAGCGTTCAATATTGTAAATGGTCAGTGTACTCAGCAATTGGGTGTTGTCACTTCTCAGGATGTGATGAATGCTATGGCTGGAGCTCCTGAAATTCCATACGCTCAGACTAAGCACGTGTTTGGTGGTTCGTTCTGGGATACCCTAAAAGATATTGGCTCGACTGTTGTACAAAATATTCCGGCAGCGATTAATTTAGCCAAACAGGTAGCGCCTCTTTTCGCGGCCGGTATGCGCAAAAAGTCGCGTCGTGTATCTCGCCGTCGGGGTGGTATTCATTCGGGTGGTATTATTTCAGGTGGTCGCCGTCGATCGCGTAAAGCTACTCGTCGTCACTCTTCTCGTCGCATGTCTAATCGTCGTCGGGGTGGTATTGCTTCTGGTGGCCGTCGAAAGTCTTCGCGCCGTTCAACTCGCCACCGTCGTGCGGGTGTTTTAGTTGGTGCGGGTATGATGACCAGCGCTGAATTACGTGACGCTCGTCGCCAGTATTAAGGTAATTAGCCAATAATAATTTAATAATTTTTTAATAAAAATTATTTTGTTATCATATGTTATACTGCTGAAAAATGCCTATTATTCGTGGAAGAGATTCGAAAGGTTATTTTTATCGCTATGGGCGACAAAAGAAATATTATTATACCTCTGAAAGTGGCAGAAAGCTAGCTAAAAAAAGGGCTATTATGCAAAGTCAAGCAATTCTTCACAGGTATGAAAATCCAAAGAGGGGGGTCTTTAAAAAAAATAGGGGTGGTCTATTTGGCATAGACATTCGCAACGATTACCCACCAGATGTTCGAAAATTCTTAGCCGACCATAAAAATAATAAGATTGTTGAAATATCTGTTTGTCGAACTCCTATCGCTAGTATGGTCGATAAATTTTTAAATTTGGTTACGTTAGGCGGATTTAATAGAGCTAAGAAAGAGCTAAATTATGATAGTATGTTTCATTTGTATCTTTATATGGTGCTTGATAACGGTGAAATTTGGAGAACTGAAAAAACGGCGGTTATTAATGCTAAACGTGTCGGAGGAGAAGAGAAAAATAAAGATACGAACTGTATGCACATTAATAACATCAAAAATGTTACTGTTGAAAGTTTCTTCGGAAATGCTGTTCAATGGTTTAAGATGAATAATTTGAACCCCTTTTACTACGATGCGAAGACAAATAATTGTCAAATTTACATAACGGCATTGTTACGAGGTTCAAGATTATCAAACCCACAGATTGAAGGTTTTGTTCTTCAAGACGCTGAAGCTATCTTTAGTAAATTGCCCGGGTTCGTACATAAAATTTCAAGAGTTGCGACTGATATCGCTTCTTGGGGTCATCGTCTCATATTTGGTAAAGGCGAGCGAAAAAAATCTAAGCGTAGGGTAAGGAAGTATCATTATTAAAGATGCCTCGTAAAATAGAGATACTGAGCAGACACGATAAATATAATATGATGAATAAAAAAAAAAGAAGTGAATGGGCTAAAAAAAGAAAGGTGTGTGAGAATTGCGGAATATTATACACCAGATCAAATTGGTTTGGTCATCGTAACACCCAGAAGCATAAAACCGTTAAAGAGTTTAGAAAGGCGATTCGGGAATTAGTGGAGGAAAATAACATATTGAAAAAAAAATCAAATAAAGCCAAAAAATCAAGCAAATAACAAAAGATTTTTTAAAAAAATTTTATTTAAATAATCTTTTGCTATTAATATATTCAACCTACAATGTCATTGAACAAAGTTCTAGGTCTTCCAGTTCCAAACGCTCCTGGTAATGGTAACGATAACTTAATTACACCTCGCTTTTTAGGTGTTCAGCTCGCTGAACTAAAAAGCGCTTCGTCTTTAGCAACTGATGCGAATGGTTTTATTATCGCTGGTGGCGGTGGTGGATCTGTCAACAATACTTTTTATGTCAGCAGTAACGGAGATGACGCTAAAGGCGAGGGTTCATTTTCAAACCCGTTCAAAACTGTCAGTTTTGCTATGGCAACATTAGAAGGAACAACAAGCGCGACAAATGTTTGGTCGATAACTTTTTTATCAGATATTATCGAAACGGATCCGATTGAATTACTCCCATATGTGAATATTAACGGTAATAATTATCGCTGGATAAATCCGCAAGTTTCTTTAGCTATTTCAAGCTGGGGATCGGAATATGAAATTTGCAATTTCGATAATATCATATTTGATGGTAAAGATGAAGCGTCGGCTATTAATCTTAATATGCAAACTTTAACAAACCAAACAGACATAAATTTTAATAATTGTTCCGAATATAGCAATTCAGCATTTTCTACAATTATGACTTTTCGAGGTAATACAGACGTCGATACGAACTTATTTACTTTTAATAACTGTAACATGGCGTCAAATCCAGCTTTAGTCACAGAATTTAACGTTAATGCGTACGGTTCTTTATTATTTTTTGGATCGATTCTTGTCGGTAATAATTCGATTGGTTGTAATATTACCGGTGTTAATATTAATAACGGTACGAGCAGTATTTTAATTTATCTAAACGGTTGTCAGACGAGTAATACGACCACTAATATTGTTGTCACATCTTTAAATATCGAGGCTCAACAACCAAATAAAAACCGAATGCAAATATTTAATTGTACCGGCGCGAATGTAGAAATCCAACGCGGACAATTTACAACCGATGACGCCAGTCTTATTAACGCTATCCAAACGGATAATAATACAACATTTACAACGACGGAGGCGATTGCTTGCACGCGAGGATTAAATATTAGTGTAACAAGTGGAACCGAGTTAGCTATTTCCGCAGGTTCAACGTCAATAAGCAACCCAGATTTTGGCGCACAGTGGCCAATAACTGTATCGCAAGCTTTAGTAGTTGACTTTACCGAATCCGGAGCGGGCGGATTAGATACTGGTGTACTTACCGCAAATAACTGGTATTATATTTACCTAATTTACAATTATTCGATAAATGGATATGCTTGTATGGCTTCACTCAATCCAACGACCCCATTAATGCCAGACGGTTATTATGCGTATAAACGAATTGGTTCGGCTAAATCCGATTCAGTTCTTGCTTCCATTCTCGAATTTGTTCAATATGGCGACGGCACTAAAAAATATCAATGGACTGAACAAGATAGTAATGGCTCTGACGCTATTTTAGATACGGGTATCGCAACCGTTTCGACAGCTGTACCGATAGCAGGTGGAGCCCCTCCTTTGGCGACCGAACTTAATGTTTCGGCTGTTGTGACATCAAGCGTTTTAGGAACTGCTACTATCGGAGCATTACCAATATCGGGATCATCATCACAAATAATATATAATTCACAGGTTACGACCGTACCTTTTCGATCAAATTTTAATATGTCAACAACAGCATCATCAATTTATTATTTAGTTTCCGCCGCGACGACAAATCTTAGTTTGATCGTTAATGGTTGGACTGAGCAAATTGATGCGTAAACAAAAGGCCTGGGGCAATTTTCATTTAATTAATTTCTTATACAAAGGTATAATAAATTAATGACCGATCTCGTCGAAGCGCCCGCGCTTCTAGTCTATCCGTCAAAGACGGAAAGTTTAGAAGACAAAGCTAAAATTAAAGCCCTTTTATTAAATCTGTTTCCACGATATGACCCAAAGACAAAAAAATATAATAATATTGCGGAATTTATCTACAAATATCATAACCAGCCTTTTGTTAAAATCGGCGATAACTATTTAACTTACCTAACTAAACAGGAAAAAAAAACAGGAAAATGGAAACAAGACCCAATAAGGACTTGTATGAACAAATGGGATAGGCATTACGTAAAATTACATGGCACGCCATTAAGAAAAGTTTTTAATATTCACGATGATCAAGGAAACTGTACGATTCAATATTTTTTTTAAATTTTTTTTCTTTCCTAGGAGTATACTCACAAATCATGTCAGCAAATCATACCACTGGTGTAATTTCCCAACTTATGGGCGGTGAATCCTCCATCACAACTAATGTTCGAAAACAATTATATCTACCCGCAGAAGGCAAATCAAATTTATTAGGTACCTATGCGGGCAGTATAATTTTATTAAGTACTGTTGGAACAGGCCAACAAATAACATTACCGCCGATGAACGGATCAAATGGTCTCGATCTTACATTTCTCCTCGATAACGCCACCGCTGGCGCTAACTGTACGATCACATCGCCAACCGCCAATAGATTCGTCGGTACAATGATTGTTAATGGTGCCAAAGTTGCGGTTACCCCCTCTACAACATTAACAATTGTGTCAGGAACCGCAACAGCTGGCGACCGTATTCGCATTTACGGAACCGTAAATTTTTATCATATCGATGTTGTTGCTCAGGCGGCGGGTGCGATTACTATCGCATAAATATTTATTAAAATTATTTTATCTTAAAAATAAAATAATTTTTATAAAGTTTGTTTACATCAAAGCGTAAAATACGGTTACATTAGCGTCTAAAGCTTGAGCAGATACGTTTCTAATAACGATTGTAAAACTTCCGTTCGCCACTCCGTTCAAACATGGAGTTGGGCCACCGTCTCCGGCGTATGTACCTAATGTTAACATTACGTTTGATGTCGCTGTACATTGCGTATTATTTATTGTTATTACTGCGCTGTTATTTCCTTCGGTTGTTACGAGACCTGTAATAGTAAATTGTCCGCTGTTACCGTTACTTGTGAATGGCCCAGCCCCTGAAGCGGGAGTCGTCGCCTGTAATAATTTAAAATTTGTTGTCGACGATGTTACTTGTGTCGTAACTGAATTAGTTGTCGCGCTGTTACCGCCAACAGTACTACGAACTAATGTTAAATTGCTACCTGTAAACGAACCACCTCCGTCTATCCAAATATTAGTTGGCAATTCGCTATTTATAGGGGCTTGAACCGTGTCATAATTACTTTCCATTGATCCGGTAAGAGAAATAGCGTCAAAATATACGGTGTATTTGTTGTAGTTCGATGTAATATTTCCCGAAAATGTTAACGTTTGACCAGTAAAGTTGATTATTGATTTTGCAATTATCGTATCTCCGCTAACAATTACATCACCTTGTGACGCTGCAAAAGTGCAATTATTAAATTTGCACCCCGAATATGTGACAGGGGCGCTAGCTTGCCCAACAACAAAACAATTATTAAAATTCGCTTCGACCTTGCCGTCTAACGTGTAAATTTGACAATTATTAAATGTTAGTTTTTCTCCAAAAAGCCCACCTGTAATCGTGCCAACAATAAGCGGAACATTTGTATTTCCTGTGGAAACAAACTCGGCTAATGTAGTGATGGTAATACGTTTAAAAAAGGGCGTTGTAATATTTTCAGAATAACTGCTCGCGTCTGTTATTAGTACAGTTCCACTTTGCGGAATGGCATTAATAGCCGATTGAATTGTTGTATAATTACCAAGTCCGGCTGTTTTATTGACAATAAATTGTGTCACTGGTACCGAAGGGGTTGAAGTACCGGCTATAATTTTACCCGTGCTATCTGTTCCTATTACGGCTTGAGATTTAACATCGCTGACAGTCAGATTTTTAACCGTTGCATTAATAAGATTGGGCGTTTTAATATCCGAAACTCCTGTAAGTTTGTTCAGAGACATTTTTTATAATAATATCAGGAAAGAAATAAAATTTAAAAATTATAAAATTTTATTTTTTACGCTAATAATCTGCAAGTTAGAGCCACATCTGTGGTTGTTGCCGTTTGAGTTGTCGGATCAAATGTTGACGCCGGTGTCGCTGTGCTTACAATAGCGGTCGTAAAAGAAACGGGGGCGTATCCAGATGCTAAATCAGCACCGTTAAATAATGCAAAATTTTGATTTGAGTAACATCGTACCGTTTGATTACCCGAATTGCGAGCGTATAAGATATAACAACCTCCCGGAGATAATATTCCCGAACCTGTTATTGTCGCTATATTACCGCCTGTAGCTCCTACGAAACGAGCATACGCAATTAAAGAAGCTGGGTTGGCTGTGCTAGCCCCACCCCCTCCAGATCTTTGGTAAATAGCTAAATCCATATTTCCCGGAGTTGTACCGGCCACAATCGAAAAATTTATTTTTGTAAAAATCATCGGCTTGTTTATTTGATATAAACAGCCTGTATAAGTTGTGGAAGGCGCGTTAACTGCTATTCCATTTGCTCTTAAAGGATATACTGGAATCAAATCATATGGTTCCGCAACCACTGCGGGAATTGTAGATGTAAATACTGACGTAAAAACTGGATCGGCCGAACTTGTTCCTTCAATAATTTGACCGCCAGAAGAAACCATTATTTTTGTGTTCACTAAAGCAGTTGATGAATTTGTACCACCGGAACTAATTGATAGTGGGATCGATAATATCGGGGCTGAACTGAATGTTTTAACACCGTTAATTGTCATCGCTCCTTCGGATAAAACAAAATTTGAACTTGTTCCCGCGTCGACTATTGTTATAACTTTGCTTGAGACAGGTGCGACCGAATTAATTGTCGTTGTTGTCGACGTTCCCAAAATTAATTGTCCTGTCGTCGCCGATAAAGTTAAACGGTTAAATATTGGGTTTGCTATTGTGGTGATTGGTTGAATTGTGTCCAATAAACTTGTTCCACTTCCTAAGGTATTTGTTAAATTCGCAGAAACCATTATTGCCCCTGCAACTGGCGCCCCTCCAGTCGAACCTATAAATAATTGTCCATTTGTTAAAGCCGGAGCTTCAATAATTTTTCCCCCTGAAGAATACATCAAGCGATTATTATTTAGGGCTGTGTTGCTCCCTGTTCCTCCATTTACAACCAAAAGCGTTCCACTAACTTGAGTAGCCAAATTAACTGGGGGGGTAATAAAAGAAGATGGTGTATATGCCGATTCAAGAATATTTCCTCCTATTGATTGCATAAAATAACCATTAAATAACGGTGCCGAACTTCCCGTTCCGCCATTTATAACAGGTAAAGCATTTTTTACTTCTGTCAATAAATTAATTGGTAAAAATGCGACAGTACTCGGATCGATGGCAGTTTCAATAATTTTTGATCCATCCGACTGCATCAAAAAATTTCCTGTTAAAGCAGTTGAACTATTTGTTCCACCGTTAACAATTTTTAATATCGAACTTCCTACTTCTGTAACTAAATCGATTGGTAAAGTCACAACATCAGAAATTAATATTGAACTCTCTTTCATTTTTGTACCATCCGATTGCATCACATAATTACCCGTCAACGCTGTACTATTATTTGTTCCACCATTGGCAATTTTTAATATCGAACTTCCTACTTCCGTAGCTAAATTAATCGGTAGTACTGCCAAACTAGAAATTAAAACAGAGCTTTCAATAACTTTTGTTCCATCCGATTGCATCACATAATTACCTGTTAAAGGTATATTAGAATTAGTTCCACCTTGAACAATTTTATTTATTCCGGTTACCTGATTATTTAAATCTATTGGCAATACAGCGACAGACGAAGGAGTAATGGAAGTTTCTATTATTTTTTGATCAGCTGTCGACTGCATTAAAACACCCCCAAAAAGTGGCGTATTTGTTCCAACTCCACCATTTACGTAGGGTAAAATATTTTCGACCTGACTTTCAAGGTCAATAAGTCCAGTGTCTAGGTTTCCATTTGAATCTGTTATAACCGCAGAATTAGGATCAAGCCCACCGACAACAATTGTTTGAGATGATAATGTTCCAAGAACTGTCAAATTTTGAACGACAGGACTAATTAAATTTGGTGCTTTGTTATCGCTAATACCTAACAATTTATTTAAAGACATACCGCACGTTTTATACCATAACAAAAGAATATATTATTCAGTCTCTCCCAATTCTTCTATTTCAAGAAGAATAGCATCTTTCTCTTTTTGTGTTTTTGCTGCTGCTAATATTTGTTTTAAATCTTTAATTATTAGGTCACGACTATCATCATAACACTTATCGCACAATACTTGTGCTTTCTCCTCAAGTTCAACTTTGTTGCATACCTCACATAAAGCTTTTTTGTAGTTCGGCATGATTGAATATGTTTCTTATAATATTACACCAGATTTTATATATTATTAAATTAAATTCTTATGGGAAGTAAGGCTGAAGTATTAGACATTGTTACAGAAGGCAGAA